TGGAATATCCTTGGTTTGCTATCCCTTGGGTTCCCGCTGCGGAAGACTATATTGGTGAAGATGTATGGTTTTGCCGTAGAGCCGCCCAAAATGGGCATAAAACTTATATTGACCAAGATCTTTCAAAGCAGATCTTCCACATTGGTACATTTGAGTACAAACATGAGCATACACTAGCGTGTAGGGATGTAGAAAATGGCACTTGATACTTTTGCAGGGCTTAAAGCAACAATAGCAGATTATCTCAATCGGGATGACCTGACTTCTATTATTCCTAGCTTTATTACCATTGCAGAAGCTAAATTTAACCGCAAGTTGCGTACTCGCCAAATGGTTAAACGTGCTGAAGGGCAGATTGAAACTGCATTCTTTGCTTATCCTTCTGATTGGTTACAGGCCAAAGAGTTTCAATTAAACACAAATCCTATTGTCAGGCTACAGTTTGTAACTGAGGCTTATGGCGATGAGTTAAAGGCCAATAGATATGTTTCTACTGGTCAACCAGCATATTACACAATTACTGGAACTCAGTTAGAATTCATACCAACACCTGATTCAACATATTCCGCAGAGCTTACATATTATGCTAAGATTCCTGCGTTAAGTGATTCAAACACAAGCAACTGGCTCCTAGCTTATGCCCCAGACTTGTACTTGTATGGTGCGCTTTTAGAAGCTGCGCCATACTTGAAAGACGATGAACGTCTAGCCGTATGGAGTCAGATGTATGTCAACTCCTTGGGCGACATTGAGGTAGCAGATCAAAGGGCTTCTGTTTCTTCAACTCCACTCGTTAGAGCCCGATCTTTGGGGTAATAAATGGCTTCTTTTACAGATTACACAGAAAACCTAGTTCTAACTTACTTGTTTACAGGTACGTCAGTTACTCGTCCTACTGCTTGGTATGTGGGTTTATTTACTGCCGCACCTAGTGATACTGGTGGTGGCACAGAGGTTTCTGGTAGTGCTTATGCTCGTGTAGTTACAGGAACCATTTCTGGTAGCGGTACTGCAACGACTTTTACTAACGCTGCCGCAATTGAGTTTGCCGCTGCTTCTGGTGGAAATTGGGGAACAATTGGTTGGGCAGGTATTTTTACTGCTTCAACTGGTGGAACTTTGCTTGCCTGGGCTCCCTTGACAACTGCAAAAGCAATCAATGATGGCGACATTTTCCGCATTCCTGCATCTAGCTTGTCTATAACATTGGCATAACATGGCTGCTTACGGGCGTGGCGATTATAGTGGAGGAGCTTACTCCTTTGGAGCGTACTTAGGTTCGCTTGCAATCGTTGATGCCTCTACTGTAGCTGTTAGCGGTGAGAAGATTAAAGATGCTCAGTTTGAGATTTTCTCAAGCAGTACAGTATCTGTAGATGCGGTAAAGATTTCAAGTGCGTCACTTGCAATTGTTGATGCTTCTGTAATGACAGCGGCAGGTGGATTGGATGCGGTTGGTAATGTAAATATTGTTTCAACAAGTGTTTTAGATATTTTCTATAACCGCAAGCGGCCTTTTGAGGCAATACTTATTGATACTTCTAGTGTTGTGATTAATGCTAGAAAGAAATGGGAAACAGAAGCAGATGTGTCCGAAATCTGGACAACAGTTTCTGTATAAAGTTCAGACTATTAGGGGTAAAACATGGCAGATACAACCACCACAAATCTAGGCTTAACCAAGCCAGAAGTTGGCGCATCCACAGACACATGGGGTACGAAGATCAATACTGATCTGGACTCTATTGATGCATTGTTTGATGCTGGTCCAGTACTAAAGATTACCAAAGGTGGTACTGGTGGTGCTACTGCTTCTGCCGCTAGAACTGCGCTTGGTTTGGCAATCAGCACAGATGTGTTGGCTTATGACGCTAACTTGCAAAGCTTTGTTACTGCCTTTACATTGCCTACTGCTGATTCAACAGCAAACTATGTTTTAAAGACCAATGGATCTGGAACATTGGGTTTTGCGGCTCCTAGTGATGTTTCACTTGCAGCAGATCAAACCTTTACAGGAACCAATACATTTTCTGGCTCAAGCTCAAAGACAGCGATTGTTCTCAACGATGCAGCAGAGGTAGCTACAGTATCAGCAACTGCGGCTACTGGCACGATTAACTATGACATTACCACTCAGTCAGTCTTGTATTACACAAGTAACGCAAGTGCTAACTGGACTGTTAACTTCAGAGGCTCTAGCGGTACTTCATTAGATACTTTGATGAGTACGGGTCAGTCAATGACTGTGGCTTTCTTGGTCACTCAAGGCGCTACTGCTTACTACAACTCTGCTGTTCAGGTGGATGGCACGACTTCTGGAGTGACTACTAGGTGGCTAGGTGGTGCGCCTACTGCGGGTAACGCTAGTGGCATCGATAGCTATCGTTATTTGATTATCAAAGTTGCAAACGCTACTTTTACTGTCCTTGCCTCCAATACGCAATTCAAAGCCTAATCATGTGTATCTGTAAGAAATGTAATGTTGATAAACCTTTGGATGAATTCCAAATGGACAAGCGTAGAAATAAACACTACGGCACTTGTCGGGTTTGTCGTGTTAAAGCGCAGAATGACAGAAGGCTTGCAAATATTGAGGAAAGCAGAAAGAAAACTCGTGAGTATTTGCGTGAGTGGAGGATTAAAAACCCAGAAAAAGCCCATGCTGCTGACAAAAGATATAGCGATAAAAACAAGGAAAAGCGAAATGCTTATGCCAAACAATATCGCAAAGATAATCCTGAGAAAATTAAAGCATTGGCTAAAGAATGGGCTAAAGATAATCCTGAAAAGATTAAAGAATACGCAAAGAAAGCTACTAAGGCTTGGCATGAGCGTAATCCTGAGTATCTCAAAGAACACTACAAGGCCAACAAAGAGCGTTATGTAGCGGCTAGAGCAAGGCGTAGGGCGGCTCAGGACTCAGCTACACCCTCTTGGTTAACAGCAATTGATAAAGCAATGATTCAAGAGATGTACGATGTTTCTGAAGCAAGGTATATCCAAACTGGTATAAAACACCATGTTGACCATATCGTTCCAATTAACGGCAAAGGCGTAGCTGGTATGCATGTTCCTTGGAATTTACAAGTTATAACTGCTCAAGAAAATCTGAGCAAAGGTTGGAGGTTTTAATGCCATTACAAGCAACAAGTGGTGCAGCTTCTTATGATGCCTTTGGTGGTGGTGTTGCTGCCGTACCAAAATATATAGAGGAGTATTTCTCTACGTTCTTGTATCAAGGTACAGGTGCTGCTCAAACAATCACTAATGGTATTGATTTGGCGGGTGAGGGTGGATTGGTTTGGGTAAAGCGAAGAAACTTATCTGCCAACCACGGGCTTATTGATACTGTGAGAGGAAGATCAAGCGTTCTATTTTCCGATGACACAGCAGCGGCTCAAACGTCTTCAGCGGGCACTGACCTTACATCGTTCAACGGTGACGGTTTTTCAATCGGGACAAATAACAATTTAAATATCAACAACAGCGGCAGTACATTTGCCTCATGGACATTCCGCAAGCAACCAAAGTTCTTTGATGTGGTGACTTTTTCTGGGGATGTCCCATATCCCGGTGCTGGTGTATCACATAATTTAGGCTCTGTACCCGGATGTATTATTTGTAAGCGAACTGATAGCACTTCTGCATGGGGTGTTTGGCATCGGGCTAATTCTGTTAGTGCATCTGTAACCGGACTAAGTTTAAATACAACTGGCGCAGCGCTTTATACAAATCAGAACTTTTCGTCTGCAATGACAAGTACAAGTTTTGCTCCAGCCCTTGTAAACGATGCTTCTGGCAATGCTATGAATACAGCAGGAGCAACCTACGTAGCCTACCTATTCGCCCATGACGCAGGAGGCTTTGGACTAACTGGTACAGACAATGTGATTAGCTGTGGGTCTTTTACTACTGATGGTTCAGGTAATGCTACAGTTAATCTTGGGTATGAAGCTCAATGGATTCTTGCAAAGCGTTCAATCTCTCCCGGCGGTAACTGGCTTGTTTTGGATACCATGCGTGGGCTTAATCAAACAAGCACAGCAAACCTATTTCCCAACACAAGCGGCGCTGAGACAACTTCGACCCCCGGCAGTTTTAAGCCAACAGCCACAGGATTCAGCGTAACTGCTGACGCACAGGTCGGAGGTAGCGACACTTGGATTTACGTTGCAATTCGCCGTGGCCCGATGAAAGTGCCTACGAGTGGGACGAGTGTGTTTAATACAGTATTTAGTGCTTCTAGCGGTGACCCTGCGTTTATTACTAGTTTTCCAGTTGATTTTGCCACATGGAAATATAGAAGTTCTGCTAATTCTTGGAATAACAGTCAGCGTCTAACAGCGGGGTTTTATCAAGAATTTAATACAACCGCAGCAGAAGCTGCCTATTCACCATTTGAATTTGATTTTCAAAATGGGTGGTCAACTGCTGGTCAAGGTTTTGGGACTGATTTATTTTCCTATTGTTTCCGTCGTGCTCCCGGCTTTATGGATGTGGTTTGCTATACAGGGACGGGTTCTGCAAGGACTGTGACGCATAACTTAGCGGCAGTCCCTGAGATGATGCTTATTAAGCGTAGAGATACAACTGCTCAGTGGCAGTTTTATTTTGCTGGTTTAGGAAATACTAAATCAGTTCAACTGCCTGATAACGATAAAGTTACATCTAGTGGACTTTTTAACAACACAAGTCCAACAAGTTCTGTTTTTACAGTTGGCGTTAATTCACCAGTTAATGCTTCAGGCGGCACTTATGTTGCTTATTTGGCGGCAACTTGTGCTGGAGTTTCTAAAGTTGGAACTTACACCGGAACAGGAACTACTCAGCAAATAGATTGTGGCTTTGCTGCTGGTGCAAGGTTTGTACTTATTAAAAACGTAGGTGTCAATGATTACGCTTATGGTTATTATGTATGGGATACGGCTAGAGGCATTGTGTCTGGTAACGACCCTTACCTGTTGCTTAACAGCACTGCCGCTGAAGTGACCAACACTGATTACATCGACACCTACAGCGCAGGATTTGAGATCAGTTCAACTGCACCTGCGGGTATCAATGCAAATGGCGATCAATTCGTCTATTGGGCTATTGCTTAAAGGAAACAAAATGCAAATCAGAATCAGAACAACAGGCGCAGTCATGTACGAAGCAGAATTTCGTGCATACACAAAAGCCAATGGTGGCCCATCATGGGACATAACAACAACTGAAGTCTTAACGGCTTTGGGTGCTGATGTAGTCTTTGAAGGCGCACAAGCAACTGGTGGAACTGTTTACCAATACTCTCAAGCCTCTGGTGTAGAGCAAATTGATGGTAAGTGGTACACCAAATATATCCTTGGCCCTGTTTTCATTGACCAAGTGGTTGATGGTGTAACTACTGCTGCTGCTGAACAAGAAGTGGCTTACAAGGCTTCTAAGGATGCTGAACAGGCTAAGAGTGTTCGTGCTTCAAGGGATGAGAAACTAAAAGACTGTGATTGGACACAAGTAGCTGATGCTCCTGTTGACAAAGCAGTATGGGCTACCTATCGTCAAGCCT